AATAAATGTTACGAACACTGAACAGAATAATGTAGGCGCAAAAAAAGTTCCTGTTATCTTTGCGGGTGGTGAAAGACTTGCCTTTACAAGACGTTTAAAGCCTGTTAGAGACAAGAACGGAAGAATTATATTGCCAATCATTACAATAAAACGAGGGGCAATAGAACAGACCACACAGGACATAACAGGGCGTGGCATGAATCAAAACACAGGAGAGTTGATTATAAAAAAGAAACTATCTCCCAAAGATGCTCATTATCAATTGTTGATAAACAAACTTGGACTAAAAAATCAAAACAACAGTTTTGGTTCTGAAAGACCACAAGGGTCTGAACGACTTAATCCTGAAATAGTTCAAGGTGGCCTTCTCTCTCCACAAATACTAAACAACATATATCAATTTATTGTAATACCACAACCACAGTTCATAACTGTGAATTATGAAATAACCATATGGACTTCCTATATGGCAGACATGAATAAAATTATTACAACAATTTACAATAGTTTTCTTCCTGTAGGTCATAGATCATTTTTGTTAAAAACCTTAAAGGGGTATACCTTTTCAGCTTTTATGGATGAACAATTTAGTCCAGAAGACAATTTTGATGATTACACAGAAACAGAAAGATTAGTCCGTTATTCAGTTAATCTTAGAGTTCCAACATATGTGTTGCCAACTTATTCAAACAAAGACGTAGTACCTTTCAGAACTTATGTTTCTGCTCCAAATTTTCAATTTGTTGTAAATCAATCTTCAACCCAAATTATTACAAAAAAACAATTAGAAAATGCCACTTCTACAAAAGGATCAAAATTTGTTCTGTCTGAAATTGTAGAAGATAAAGAATTAATTAATACTCCAACAGAACAAAGTCAATACTTGGGGATGAAAGAAGAGCCACAAGTTGGTAAAGAACAACCTTGGAAAAAATATGTTTCTATAACAGAACATGGTAATAAACAAGGTGAAACAGTTTTTTATGTAGATACGCCAGAAATGATGAAAATTTTTTAGTTCGTTAAGTATTACTCAAGTACAATTTTCTCTTTATTTTGTGTTTATGAAATTTGGAGAGCTAGTTACTGTGGAACAAAACACAGCTAGCTCTTTAAAGATCATAGCATAGAAAAAAAGAAAAGGTAAAAATGCCTGAACAAGTTTTTAGATCACCAGGGTATTTCGAGCAAGAAACAGAACTATCCATTTCAGAACAAGGACCATATGGAACACCATATGGCATCGTAGGAACATCAGAAAGAGGCCCAGCCTTTATTCCAATTAGCGTTGGAAGTTTTCCTGACTTTGAATCAAGATTTGGCACATTAAATCCTGCCATGTATGCACCTTACGCTGTAAGATTTGCATCAGAAAACAAAAGCAACATTCAGTTCGTAAGAACTTTGGGTGCTGGTGCTGTTTCTTCAAGCAGCGACATTGATCTTGTTAGAACGACTGGCCAAGTAACAAATGCTGGCTTTGCCATTCAAGGTTCTACGTCTGCATTCAACAAACAACAAGGTGCAGTACAGTTCTTAGTTGGTCGTCACGTTGTGCAAACAAATGAAACATTTGGTATGCCTATGTTTACAGACAACGCAAGTTTTTCAATCAATGGTTCAGGACAATATGCTAACTTAGTTCGTGGCGTATTATTCTCTGCTAATGATACAAGAATTATGATTACTGGAACTTTGTCAAATTTCAGCAACACTGCTGCTGACACTGTTTCTGTTGATTCAAACGGAAAATTTAAGCTTATTATTTCTTCATCTGCTGGTACTTCATTCGCTACAACGGACGGAATCGCTGGAGTGAAAATGTTTACAGCATCCCTCGATCCAAGTTCACAAGATTACATAGTAAATGTTCTCAACGGTGATCCAATTAAGTTTGGAACTGAAAAACATTTCTTGTATTCACACTTTCCAGTAGATGCTGAAGTTGCTTCAATTGATACCTCTACATCTGTTCCTGCGGTTGGTTTACTATCTGGTTCAAACAACACATCAGTAAACTCAGGTGACACTACAATGTCATTCGCGAATGCTTTTGGTAAATTCAACACAAGATATACAACACCAAAAACAACAAATGTAATTTCACAACCATTCGGTGGCCGTGAATATGATTTGTTCTATTTTGAATCAATTGATGATGGTGCTTTTGCAAACAATCAATTCAAAGTATCAATTTCAAACTTAAGAGCATCAACTGATCCAACAAACCTTTATGGTACATTCTCAGTTTCAGTACGTTTGTTTAGTGATTTAGATACTGATCCAGTAATTGTTGAACAATATCCAGTTTGCTCGCTTGATCCAAAGAGCGATTCATATATTGCAAAAGTAATCGGAGATAAAAAACAATACTTTTATTTTGATTCTACATCTGATCAAGAACGTAGAGTTAAAGTAGATGGAACTTATAACAACAAATCAAGAGTATTGCGTGTTGTTGTTTCACAACAAGTTAAGGATAAAACAGTTCCAGCAATTGCATTGCCATTCGGATTTAGAGGGCCTGGAGTTCTCCATACTTCGCCTGGAAACACAGATCACGATTCACCTACAGCAGCAACAACAAGAATGACTGGTGTGATGGTTGGAGCCACAGCAGCAGAACTGGCATTGTCTGGTTCAATTGTTCCACCACTTCCACTAAGATTTAAAGTTACAAAAGGTGCTGCTTCAACAACAGCAGGTTATGCAGGTTCTCCTGGCACAACAGAAGTTGTTGATAACAGATTTTATTGGGGTGTAAAATTAGAACGAAACAATGTTGTTTTAAATCCAAACGTAAACGCACAACCAAACAAACTAATTGAAAACTTGACAAAGTTCCAAGGTTTAGAAAAACTTGATGTGTTGGTTACAGGATCAAACACAGATATTTTCAATAACAATAAATTCTCGTTAGCAAAAGTTGCTTTGAGCAACACATCTGTTGCACAACTAACTTCAACAATTAATGTTCACATGCGTGATGCAGCATATATCCGTAATGCAACACCTGATCCAACAACATATACAGTAAATGATGGTGTTCTTTCAGGTAGATTGACTTTTGCTTCATTGCTAAAAGATGGTGCAACGACATTCAACAGATTCAGTGACTTCGCTAAATTCACAACAGTGTTTTATGGTGGATTTGATGGCTTGAACATTCTTGATAAAGATAATTTTAGAATGAATGATAAATCAACATCAACAGAAGTTGGTGGCGGAGCAACATCAACATATGTTCCATCAGGGTTTGCAGTACAACAAAACGGAAGCGGAATTACAAACAGCAACATCATTGCTTATCAAGTTGGAGCAAAACTCTTAACTGATCCAGTGCGTTCAACCATAAACATCTTAGCTCTTCCAGGCATTCGTGAACCACTCGTAATGAACTATGCTTTGAATAGAATGTCTGATTATGGTCTAGGTATGTTGGTTATGGATATTCCTGAATATACTGACGTTGGGGACAGAATCTTTGATTCTAACACAGCTCCCGCAATCACAAGTGTTGAACAATCAATTACAGAATTTGAAGGCCGTGCAATTGACAACAATTATGGTGCCGTATACTTCCCTGACGTATTGATTCAAGATGATGTAAACAACAGAAGAGTAAGAGCTCCTGCATCTGTTGCTGCCTTGTCAGTTCTTGCATATAACGATAAAGTTGCATTCCCATGGTATGTGCCAGCAGGATTCAATAGAGGTTCTTTGGAATTTGTAAAAAACGTTTCAATCAAACTATCACAAAATGATAGAGATAATCTCTATGATGCCAGAATCAATCCAATCGCATCATTTCCAAAACAAGGTTATGTTGTATTCGGACAAAAGAATTTGCAACAAGCTACTTCTTCATTGAACAGAATCAATGTTCGTAGAATGTTAAATGATTTGAAACTTCAACTAACAGTTGCAGCACGCAAAATCATCTTCGAGCAAATAACTCCAGAACTTCGTGGAAGAATCATTAAAGATTTTACACCAATCCTTACAACTCTACAAACACGTCAAGGTATTGGAGGATTCAAAATTATTTGTGATGACACAAATAATACAATCAACGACATTCAATCAAATAGAATGAATGGAACAATTATTATTACTCCAATCAGAGGAATTGAATATATCGATCTCAATTTCATAATTGATCCAAGAACTGGAATTAGTTTCGGTACATAAAAATAACTTTACAATAACAAAGTTGTAGTTATCTGGCAGTCTAGGACAACAACCTAGACTGCCGATTTCTTTTAAGCAAAATTCCATTGAGTTATCTAGCTATTTAGAGAGATCAGAATTTTAGGGAAAACTTAAAACATGTCAAATAATTTTACATTCAATTCACCAGGGATTTCTATTAGAGAAATAGATTCCACACTCATAGGAGACGCTGGTACGGTAGGTGTTCCCGCAGGCGTAGTTGGAACAGCAGTTAAAGGACCAGCATTCGTACCAATGTTAGTCGGTACGCAAAATGATTTCTTGAATATTTTCGGGCCATCTTCTGATGGTGCTCGAAATGGCCCATTAGCTATGTTAGAATGGCTTAGAAACGCACAAGCAGGTGTTTATTTACGTGTTTTGGGTGCAGGTAAGGGTCTAAAAAGAGAAACAACAGGAACAAATATAGGCAAAGTTCTAAGCGCAGGATTTGTTGTAGGAGACCGTCAACCAAACACAGATGGCGCTTTAGTAGACAATCCATATGCTGTTTCAGGGGGACCATTAGGTCGCACTTATTTCTTAGGTGCATACATGTCTGAGTCAGCAGGATCAAACTATTTTAGTTCTGCTGGTTTGCAATCGGACTCTACCGCTGCGGTTGTTTTGCGTGGTGTTTTGATGGCTGCTTCTGGTGTTGTGCTACAACTAACACCATCAGTAAACACACCTGTACCTTCTACAACTTTACCAGCAACAGCAGGTAACTTAGTTGGAAGTTTAACAGGAACAGTCAATCTTAATAATGGGCGCCAAGAATTTGTAATGGTTCTCAACGGCCACAAAGGTTTATCACAAGATTTTCCGAATGTAGTTTCTGCATCATTTGATATGACTTCACCAAGTTATTTTGGACTAACATTCAACCGTGATCCTTTGAAGCTGCAAGAAGCAGGATATGTGTTGTATTCATCATATGACATTCATCCAAACATTGCAACTATTACTGGAACAAATTTAATCACATCATCTTATGTGAATCCAAGTTCTGGTTATCAAAACTGTGCATTTCTTACAACAGGATCACAAGCAAGAGACGCTGGTGCATATAACTCACCAAACTTTGAAAATTTTGAAGACAGATATTGTGGTGGTGAAACACCATGGATTGTTTCACAAAAATTTGGTGGACAACCACAAAACTTGTTTAAATTCTTCGCTTTGGATGATGGTACATACGCAAACAACAACGTAAAAATTTCTATTGAAAATATTCGTAGAGCACCAAACCAATCAGGCACAAGTTTGTTTGGTCAATTCGATGTTGTTGTTCGTAAATTTTCAGATAATGATTCAAGCAAACAAGTTCTAGAACGTTTTAGTGCATTGAACTTAAATCCAACTGATCCAAGATATATTGCCAAAATTATTGGTGACAACAAAACATACTTTACTTGGGATGTAAACAAAGGGTCACAAAAAGTTCTAACTGAAGGAAACTATCCAAACAGATCAAAATTCATTCGTGTTCTTATGGATGAATTGGTCACAGACGAAGAAATTGATCCAACTGCATTGCCTGTTGGATTTAGAGGGCCATATCATTTAGTAACTTCTGGTTCAATGCCTCTAACAAACGTACAAGATGCATCACAACTTGCTGTTACAGACGTTCTTAAAAGAGCAGTACAACCACCAATTCCTTATAGAAAAACAATTTCACTAGGATCAACACCAAATCAAGTAACAAATAGAAACTTGTATTGGGGCGTTCAGTTTGAACTACAAAACGATCCAACAGAATCAAATGCAACAGCCGTTCTAAATGCTTCTATTCCAAGCTGGACAAATTACTTCCCAACATTCCAAACAGAATATATGAACGTTTGGGCGGGCAACAACGCTGGCACACCAAACATGTCTGGAACTATTTTAGATTCAGACGTATTCAACAACAATCTTTTCTCTTTGGAAAACATTCAAGTTGTAACAGGAACAGGAGATGTTGTTGATATCAATCAAACGGCTAACTGGTCATATGTTCGCTCAGGGCAAATAACAGCAAATGCTTCTGCAAAAACAAGAGCATGGAAAATTTCTGATTTAGATACTGCTGGTGTATCACAAGTTTCTAAATTCACAACTTTCATGCAAGGTGGATTTGACGGCGTTCGTATCTTTGACAAAGAAACAAGAGAATTGTCAAACACAGCAATTACTCAAGAAGTAAACAATCCAACAAGAGGACTCGTTGAAGGTCCGACTGTTCAATCATATATGACATCAATTGACATTATGAAGAACACAAATGAAGTTGATATCAAACTTTTGGCAATTCCAGGTATTAGAAACTCTGTTGTAACAGATCAAGCCTTGGCAGCCACAGAAGAAAGATTTGATGCACTTTACTTGATGGATATTCAAGAACGTGATACAAACAATCAAGTAATCACTTCATCACTACAAGACGTAAGCGTTGTAAACACAATCAATGACTTCAATGGTAGAGGTTTGAACAGTTCCTTCGGTGCAGTTTACTTCCCTGACGTTGTTATCAATGATAACTTCACACAAACAACCGTTAGAGTTGCACCATCTGTTGCAGTTCTAGGAGCTTTTGCATTCAATGATGCCGTAGCTTATCCATGGTTTGCTACAGCAGGTTTTGCGAGAGGTTCTTTACCAACAACAGATTCAACCGCAATCGTTCTTACACAAGAAGATTTAGATTCTCTATATCCAGCAAGAATCAATCCATTAGCAATGTTTGGTGGAACAGATTCAGTTGTTATTTGGGGCCAAAAAACAGTTTATGACACCTCATCAGCACTCGAAAGAGTCAACGTTCGTAGATTGTTGATCGAAATTCGTAGACAAGTTAAAGAAATTGCAAATCAAATTATCTTTGAACCAAACAAAGAATCAACTTTGAACAAATTCTCAGCATTGGTACAACCAATTCTAAAACGTGTTCAAGAACAAAAAGGTGTTGATCGTTATAAAGTAATGATCGATACAACAACAACAACTCAAGCAGATATTGAAAACAATACGATTCGTGGTAGAATTTATGTTCAACCAACAAGAACACTTGAATTCGTTGAACTAACATTCAACGTAACAAACGCAATCATCGGATAAAATTATCTTTCTTTCTTAAAATAAACTAAACCCTCAGAGAGAAATCTCTGAGGGTTTAGTATTTAATATCTATTAGGATTACGATGACAACACATAAAATATCATTCAATGAATTAAAAAAATTTATTTCTAAAATTATTAAAGAATCAAATCAAGACGAACAACTACTGAAAACACAAAGTGAAAAAATATCCAGTGACTATATGAATAAATGGTTACAACAAAACATGGATGAAGTTGTCAAATATGGTTTTTTAAATCAAAATATTAAAGAACTAGAAAATTCAATAGAAGGTTTTGAATTTTGGAAATTCATAGATTGGATGAGATCAAATAAAATTTATGATTTGGCTTGTAAAAGGGCAATGTTGAACGGATATCCTCAAGAGTTGCAATACGCAATCGCAGCAAAAGAACTTATACAACTCAATAAAGAAACAAATTCTCAAAACTTAAAAGATGTGTATGCAACAGGACTAAAACGTTTTGCTTCACATGTTTTAGAAAACGCTCTTTCAATTTATAAACAAAATATTTCACAAACAAAAACAACTGTATAATGTTCTTTTTTAAAATGTAAATAAAAGAATATATAGAATATAGAGAAAACTTGTTTTTCGAGGAACTAATAAAACATGCCTATTGAGACACTTGACGTAACAACCATGTTGCCAAATGACTTTGAACCTAAAAAGAAAAACAGGTTCATTCTCATGATTGAAGGTATCGACGCCTTTATCGTTAAAACCGCAGCAAGACCACAAATGCAAACCGCTGAAATAGAAATTGGTTGGATGAACTCAACCAGATATATTGCCGGTAAAACAACCTTTCAACCAATTTCTGTAACACTCCATGATCCTATTGCACCATCAGGCGTGCAACAAGTTATGGAATGGGTCAGAATGCATTTTGAGTGCATCTCAGGCCGCGCAGGTTATGCAGATTTTTATAAACGTGATATCCAGTTAAAAATGGTTGATCCTATCGGAACAGTAATTGAACTTTGGGATCTTAAAGGTTGCTTCTTGACTGACGTAAACTTTGGTGATTTAGATACCGCTTCAGGCGATCTAACAGAAATTGCATTAACTATTCGCTACGACCTAGCCGCATTACAATTTTGAAAAAAGCCAATGATTTCAACTAGTTACAAGAACTAGGGTGTCATTGGCAATAAAAAAAGGGCTCTAATGAGCCCTTTTGATTTTAATCAAAATTTATTTTAAAAATTTAAACAACTATGTTCTTTTTTACGACTTTGGGATTGTGGCCCCAATTGTTTTTGACTCTTGATTGGTGGCCTTTTATAAATTTTGAATAGCCTCTCCCAAAATCAAGATATTTTGTGGATTGTTTGCAACCGCATTCACACAAATGCGGGCCAGATAAATTGTTTATTTTTTGATATAGGATATCTCTGCCATCGTATTTGTGTGTTTGGTCCAATGATGACATAGAGAAAGTAATGATGTTGACACATAATGGCATTCAGTACAGTTATTCATGTTTGTTTGTTAATCATTAGATTGAAGAAGTCAACAATTGAATACTTATTTAGTAAAATTTCAATTTGACATATAATTTAAGAGAGAGACTTTGAAATGAGCGACACCTCCAAAAAATCACAACCAAAAACAATTCAAGCAACACCAGAGTTTCTTGAAAAACTTGCTATCCAAGAACACAAAAAACTAAAGGCACAAAAACTTTCTGAATCAAAAGAAGTTGTTGTTGAAAATGTTTTTGATTCAATTTTCAGTTCAAAACCTGAAACAGTTGTTGAAGGAGTGGAGCAACCAAAAAAAGAAACTCCAGCTCTTTTGGCAGAATCAATTTCAATTAGTTTTAAAGATGAACTATTATCTGATTCATTTATGAACAGAAAGAAATAATTTGGTCTTATAATGTCAGACACAAAAAAAATAAAAATTACTGTTGGTGAGTTTAAAAAACTCATTCGGGAAGCATCAGAAGAAATGGCTGGTGATGGACAATTTTCTCAAAATCCAATGCGTCCTCGTGGAGACACAACAAATTCAGAACTTCAAGGCGTGATTGAAAAATCTACTTCGGATATTCTTTCTAAGGTTCGTGCATTTATGAATTCTAAAGGTGTTAATCCGAACCAAAGAGGATTTGATGAGTTGTCTCTAGAACTTCAAAGAAAAATTGGACAAGCCGTTTTCGGATATTTCATGTCACACAAAAATGAAATGGGTGACTTAGGAATTAAAAAACAAGACGTAATGCCATATGAAACAAATGATGCTGGAGAAATTATTGCTAGCAGACTTGATGATGGCTTAGATTCAGTTTTTCATTAATTCTATAATAGAACAAAACATACTAACCAAAACTCTTAGAATTGGGTTGTAACAACAAACAACCATCTTAGATTCTAAGAGTTTGGCATTTAAAAAAACAATGAGTGACGATCAA